TATTTCAATGATCAGAAGGAAAAATACAGAGTTCCCCTTGAGTCGAGTGGGAGTTCTATTTCTGAAAGTGAGGCAGAAGAGATTCAGGCGTATAAACAATATATAGAGTCCGCAAAGACCTATGAGGAAGAGGCAAACAGAAAGCGTGATTGGTTTCATAAAAAGACTGATGACGTATTCGGAAGTGAGTTCAAAGGTTTTGAGTTCACGCTTGACGATAAGAAGATTGTTTTCTCCCCAGGTGATGCAGCAGAGTTAAAAAAGATTCAGTCAAACCCACAGTCCTTTATATCAAAGTACTTGGATGAGAATGGTATGATTTCAGACGCTGCTGGATACCACAGGTCATTGTCTCTCGCAATGAATCCCGACAAATTTGCTAAGTTCTTTTATGAGCAAGGTAAAGCAGAGGCTACTGACGATGTAATGCGTAAGACGAAAAATATTAATATGTCTGAACGCTCAACACCACAAGTAACTTCAAAGGGCGGGTTTCAAGTAAAATCTCTAAACGATACTTCGGGAAGAGGATTAAAAATAAAAAGTAAAAATTAAAAAATTAAAAAATCATGGCAGTTTTATCTACCCCGGGTTTTAACTTGCAGCCAAGTGCTGAGAAAGTAGCCCTTTCGACAAATTACATTACCAACTTTAACTTCTTGAATCAGTATCTTCCAGATACTTATGAGAAAGAGTTTGAAAGATATGGTAACCGCACAGTAGCTTCATTCTTAAGAATGGTAGGTGCTGAAATGCCTTCTAACTCTGACCTTATCAAATGGGCTGAGCAAGGAAGACTACACACTAAATACGTAAACGTAACTACTGTAGATGCAGATGGTACAGCTAATCCAACTTTTACAGTAAATGATTCAGGTGTAACTAACATAGCTATTAGAATAGGTCAAACAGTTATGTTGAGCACTGGAGCTGTTAGCGTAAAAGCTATTGTTATTGATACTCCTACAGCAACTACTTTTCAAGTAGCTTGTTACGACTTAAATGGATTAGTAGGTTCTGGTTCTACTTATTCTGTATTTGTTTATGGTTCTGAGTTCAAAAAAGGTACTAATGGAATGATAGGTTCTTTAGAAGCAGAAGATGTATTCTTTGAGAACAAACCAATCATCCTTAAAGATAAGTATGCAGTATCAGGTTCTGATATGGCACAAATCGGATGGGTAGAAGTTACTACTGAGAATGGTGCTAACGGATACTTATGGTATCTTAAGTCTGAGCACGAAACTCGTCTACGTTTTGACGATTACTTAGAGACTGCAATGATTGAAGCTGTTCCTATGGACAACGTAGCTAATGCTGCTATTGCTGATGGTTCTGAAGGTATCTTCTATGTTGTTAACAACAGAGGAAACGTTTGGTCAGGCGGTAACCCAACTACTTTAGCTGAGTGGGATACAATAATCTCTCGTCTTGATAAACAAGGTTCTATCGAAGAAAATGTTATTTTCTTGAACAGAGCTTTTGGATTTGACGTAGATGATATGTTAGCAGCTCAAAACTCTTACGGTGCAGGTGGAACTTCTTATGGTCTATTTGACAACGATAAAGATATGGCTCTTAACTTAGGTTTCACAGGTTTCCGTAGAGGTTATGATTTCTACAAAACTGATTGGAAATACCTAAATGACCCTACTATGAGAGGTGGTCTTACTGGTACAGGTGCAGTTAACGGATTATTAGTTCCAGCTGGTTCTACTTCTGTTTATGACCAAGTACTTGGTAAAAACGCTAAACGTCCTTTCTTACACGTTAGATATCGTGCTTCTGAAACTGAAGACAGACGATACAAAACTTGGATTACAGGTTCTGCAGGCGGAGCACAAAACAGCGACCTTGATGCAATGGAAGTTCAATTCCTTTCTGAAAGAGCTGTATGTACTTTAGGTGCTAACAACTTCTTTATCTTTAAAGATTAAGGAATATTAATTATAGGGGTGTACATTTGTGCGCCCCTTATTTTAAATTATTAAATTAAATCAAATGAAAAATAAAACAATACCAACTGATAAGCACTACAAGCTAAAATCAAAAGAGACTCCATTGGCATTTATGTTGCCAACAAAAAATTCTTCAAGATATCCATTGATGTATTTTGATGAAGAGCAAAACATAAACAGAGCATTAAGATATGCTAGAAACCAAAAAACACCATTTGAGGATGAGCAAGATGGCAATGCCATACTAGAACCAATCATATTTGAAGATGGTTTTTTACACGTTCCAAAAAATAACCCTGTGCTTCAAGAGTTCTTACATTATCACCCAATGAATGGTTTGCATTTTGAGGAGATAAATAACGAGAAAGATGCACAAGAAGATGTTGAGATATTAAATTTAGAGGTCGATGCTTTAATAGAAGCTAGACAACTTAGTCTTGAGCAGATTGAGAATGTTGCTCGTGTGTTATTTAATATTGACCCATCTAAGATATCTACAGCTGAATTAAAAAGAGATATATTGATATTTGCTAAGAGAGAGCCAAGAGAGTTCTTACAAGTAATAAAAGACCCATCTCTGCAGCTTCAAGGAACTATTCAATTATTCTTTGATAAAAATCTATTAACTTTTAGAAAGAACAAAAAAGAAGTATGGTATAATACCTCTTCAAATAAAACAAGAATGCTTACAGTGCCATTTAACGCAGAGGCTATGGATACTGTCGCATCATTCCTACAGAGTGATGAAGGTATAGATTCGCTAGTTATGCTTGAGAAGCTTCTGGAAGAATAAAAACTATATTTCATTAATTACACCGAAGAGTCCAATTTTATATTGGACTCTTTTTTTTTATTATCTTTGTGAAAAAGTTTAGGATGATAAACTCAGTACGAAATACAGTATTTTCGGTTCTCAATAAGAACAACTATGGATATATATCTCCGCAGGATTTTAACTTATTTGCCAAGCAAGCACAGTTAGAAATCTTTGAGAATTATTTCTATAATTATAATACTCAAATAAATAAAGAGAATGCCAGAGTATCTGGTTCAGGATACGCAGATTTAACTAAGACAATAGAAGAGGGGATTGACGTATTTTCTGTAACTAATCCTTTAAGCCTTAGCAATACACCACCAACAATAAGCAATGTATATCAGCTACCATCCCTAACTACAACAGGAGATGATTACTACTTAATAAATAAAGTACTTATATATGATAGTTTTATTGCAAGTGGCACAACTACAAATGTTGGAGTGACTGAAATAGAACTAATAGATGCAAATGCTAATTTCATAACAGATGGAGTTTATGCTGGTGATGTTATTGGATTAGTTAGTGATGGCATTACACAGTATGTAACCATTACATTAGTTAACTCTGAGACATCTTTATTTACTACAGAGAGTGAAGTCACAGCTACACCATTTAATTCTAATGGTATAAGCTACAGTATATACAGAGACTCTCTACAGGAGGCTGAGAGAGTTTCTCATAGCAAGATTACTATGCTTAATAACTCATTACTCACTAAGCCAAATCTTACATTTCCTGCGTATACACAGGAAGGAGCTATATTAAAAGCGTTTCCAAATAGTGTAAACAAAATAGGACAGGTTTTATCTCAGTACATAAGATACCCTAAAGACCCTAAGTGGACTTATAAAAGTCTTTTAAGCGGAGAGCCTGTGTTTGACCAGTCACAACCTGATTATCAAGACTTTGAGTTGCCTATAGATGATGAGACATCATTAATAATAAAAATACTCCAATACTCTGGTGTACAAATAAGAGAGGCTGATGTAGTTCAGTTTGCTAATATAGAAGAACAAAAAGAAACTGTAGCAACACAATAATGGCATATATATCACAATATAAATACTACGCAAATGAAGGGGTGTCCCCTGAAAATGAGAACTGGGGGTCATATCAATATGTGAGTCTTTATGATATCGTCAACAACTTTATGTTGATGTATAGCGGCAATCATTCATTAGTAAATAATGAGGAGAGATATAAGATTTTGTTCCATGCAAAGAGAGGTGTACAAGAGCTAAACTACGATGCGTTTAAAGAGATAAAAGTATTACAGCTTTCTGTAGGAGATAATCTAAGATACATTCTTCCATCTGACTATGTTAATTGGGTTAGAGTAAGTTTATATAAAGATGGCGTTCTTAGACCACTTACAGAGAATATACAAACAAATTCATCTGCAGAGTATCTTCAAGACAATACAGGTAGAATACTATTTGATATAGATGGCAACATACTTAAGCCTGAGTTTTCTGACATAGATTATGATAGAATAACAGGGCAGACTAAAAGTATATACTTAAATGGTAATAGCCAGTTTGATGGTGTAGCTGGATATAACTACAATGGTGATTGGTATTTTGATTATGCAGTAGGACCTAGATTTGGTCTTAATACTGAGACAGCTAACTTTAATCCAACATTTGTTATAGATAAAAAGACAGGTGTAATTAACTTCAGCTCAGATATGGCGAATGAGTCTTGTGTTCTTGAGTATGTGTCTGATGGTATGGAGGGTGGAGATGACTCTAAGATTACAGTAAACAAATTATTTGAAGACTATATATACGCTCACATTGAATACTCCTTGCTTAACAGTAAACTAAACGTACAAGAGTATGTTGTAAGAAGAGCACAGAAAAGAAAAACTGCTTTGCTTAGAAATGCTAGAATAAGAATAAGCAATATCCATCCTGGAAGATTGTTAATGAATATGCGAGGAAAAGATAAGTGGTTGAAATAATATGGCGAATATTACAAGAAGTTTTATAAAAGGGAAAATGAACAAGTCCGTTGATGAACGGATTTTGCCTGATGGTGAATACATAAACGCAGTCAATGTAAGAATGGGTTCTACTGAGAACTCTGAGATTGGTGTTATTGAGAATACCAAGGGGAATATTTCTCTCACTAAATTAGCATACAATGGTATTGACTTAAGTAGTTCTGCTAGAACTATAGGAGCTTTCCAAGATGGAGCAAATGAGACTATCTATTGGTTTGTTCACGATGAAAACTTTTCTATTAGTCCTACGAATAAAATAGATTTAATAGTATCGTATGATACTAAGTCTGAAATCATAAACTACCACCTTGTGAGTATGAGCGATGGAGGGTCTTTGAATACCACTCTAAACTTTAATCCTAAGTATTTAATTACCGGAGTAGACAAAGTGAATGATTTGTTATTCTTTACGGATAACTATAATGCGCCTAGATGCATAAACGTAAAAAGTTCATATGCTCAACCTGATTTATCTGGAGAAGACTATGGTGGTGACCCAACTATATTAGATGAGAGATTACTTGTTATAAAGAGACCACCATTAAAAGCACCTACTATAAGTTTATTAACTATACCTCAGACTCAAGATAATTTCTTGCAGGATAGGTTTATATGCTTTGCTTACAGATATAGATATGAAAATGGAGAGTACTCAGCTACGTCCCCATTCTCAGAGCCTGCGTTTACGCCTGAATTATTTGACTTTAGTCAAGATAGTTACTTGAATGAGGGTATGACAAATAGGTTCAATGCTGTAAATGTAACTTATGAAACAGGAGGACCGCTAGTAAAAAGTATTGACCTTCTATTTAAAGAAGCTCAGAATAGCATAATAAAGGTTATTGAGAAAGTAAATAAAGAAGATAGAGGTGTTGCTGATGACACTACTGAGACATTCTTATTTAGCAATAGTAATATATTTACAATTCTTCCAGACTCTGAGATACTAAGACTATACGACAATGTTCCTAGATTTGCTTTAGCTCAGACTATGATGGGCAATAGACTTATCTATGGTAACTACATAGATGGCTATGATTTACAAAGAGATGGCACACCTACTCAATTTCAGTATGGTATAGATTTAATAAGTGAAGATGTTTTTGGAAATACTGAGCAAGGATATGAAGCGCCTATAACATACAATATAATACCAAGAGGCATAACAGAAACTCCAGATAGTTTTGCACTAGTTAACTTAAGTACATTTGCTAATGATTTAAAAAAGGGTTCTGTTCTAACTTTTCAAATAAACTTTACGCATAGTAGTTTTGCAGGTCCAGTAACGCCATCATCTCAAATACAACCAACAACAATTCTATTTTCTTTTACTTTAATTAAAAATTATACAAGCGTATATGAATTAGCTACTAGTGACGAGTTTAGAAATTCAGTAGGTGTAAATAGCCCAAGAAATATACTACCTGTATACGCACCAACAGGAGATACCTCTTGTAATGGTGCAACTCTTACAGATGAATTTAACTGTGCTATTACTAATAATTTAATAACTACAACACCAAGTGGTTCGGTAAAGAAATTTGCAAGTGCTGTAAGCGGAGCTTCTCTAGTTGGGAATACTGCTTATGAAAATAATGAAGCTATAGCAATTTTTACAGTTGCTTCTGGAGCATTAAAAGATACTATAGGATTTGGGTTGCCTTATATGAGATTTGTAGATGATTTAGCAGATGGTGCTAATACTACAAATGATGTGTATGAATTTTATGATGTAACAAATATTTATTTAACATTACAACTTACTGATTCTTTAGGCAGCTTACATAGCAATAGAGGATATGAGATTGGAATGGTGTATATGGACGAGTTTGGTCGTTCTAGTACAGCACTTGTAAGTGAGAACAATTCATTAAGTATTCCTTGCAGTGCATCTGTAAATAAAAATAACATACAAGTAACTATACCACCTAGACAGATAGCTCCTTCATGGGCTACCCATTATAAGTTTGTAATCAAGCCTGACGAAGAAAATTATGACGTAATATATAGCAACATATATTATCAGTCACCCACAGATTCAATGGCTTATTTTCTTTTAGAAGGAGAAAATTCAAGAAAAATTGAAGAAGGGGATAGGTTAATAGTAAAAAAAGATTCATCAGGACCAACAACTGAATGCACATACGTTACCGTATTAGAAAAAGGAACATATGCTTCTGATGATATAGTTACAGGAAGTGTTTCTGGGACTTATATGAAAGTAAATCCTAATAACATAAATATAACAGAAGCTGAAGATACATATAGACCTTCTTATAATTTTAGGGCAGGTTATAGTCCCGGTGATTGTCCATCAGATATAGTTATTACTTTAGGTACTACTGATGACCCAGGCGTAGATTTAGATATGCCTGCAGGTTCTACTATAGAAATTAATTTAAAAATTGAAAGAGTTGGAAATTCAACAGGTTGTAATTCAGCAGATTATAATTTA